AACTCAATGCTCTGCCGACCAATTCTGAGCTGACGACGCTCCTTAACGGCAAGCAGTCTACCATCACCGACCTTGACTCTATCCGCAGCGGTGCCAGCGCAGGTGCAACAGCCGTTCAACCAGCAGCCATCGCCAATATGGAGGTGAACACCAACAAGGTGACTTCTATTGGCAGTGGCTCTACCGATACCCAGTACCCAAGTGCAAAGGCGGTGTATGATGCCAATCAAGACCTCATTGCCAAGCTCGGCACCACCCAGAGTGTATATACACTGGAGCAAAATTCGAGCCCGATTATCTCGGTATCTAACAAAGCCGCAGTAGAAAACTACGTAGGTTACATGGGCGGTTATCTCCTGCTCGTAAAGGACGGTAAGGTATATGCCGCCAAGCTGAACCCCTCTAACTGGGGATTCTTCGAGGACGGTGCAGCCGTTACTGCTGCAGCACGCGCAGCCACAGAGACGATGATTAAGACCCCACAGGCAAACTTCAAGGTTAACGGCAAGACCGTCAACTTCGGAGGTCTGACACCTGTAAAGGACGGAAAGAGCTTCAAGGCTCCAACCTTCGTGGGTGCTTATCAGATGGACAACAACGGTCACTCCCGTCCAGGTGTGGGCAGCGGTCACTCAAAAACCATGTCAGCATTCTGGAGTCTCGCACAGGCTATCGGCTCGGAGTTCGGACTGGCTAACTATCAGTTCCACTGCCTTATCAACGTGCTCTATCAGGCTATGTATGGCAACCTCAATTCTGAGAGTTTCCTGAGCAACGGCAACAGTCGCAGCTCTGCCTCTTGGGATGCCTTCCGCGACCTGGCTCACGGACAGGCTGACACCCTCGGTGATGGCACAGGATGCGTAAGCGCAGTTGACAGTGCCGACGTTACCCGCTATGTGACAAAGCTCTTCGGCTTTGAGGACTTGTTCGGCAAGTTGTGGGAGTTCCGTCCCGGCATCCGCTTCTTTATGGATGGCGATGTGCGCAAGGCAATCATCTACAACGGCAATATCGTGTCAAACACCGTTGGCGAAAGTGATGCTGCCTTCGACCACATGCTGACAGGAGTACTGGCAAGCGCAGGCGGACAGTACACTACGGCTATGGAGCTGGGTGAGTACTGCGACATGCTGCCGAAAGCCGTAGGTGGTAGCGATACTACTAACTACTGCGACGGCTACTGGGCTTCTACCGGTGGTGAGCTCCTCCTTGTTGGCGGTTACGCGGCTTACGGTTCGCGGTGCGGTCTTTCGTTCGCGTCCTCGAATAACGGTTTCTCGCGCTCGACTGACAGCACCGGGGCTCGCCTGGCCTTCTATGGGGAACCGGAAATCGTCAGCGGCACGGAACTTCTGGCAATGCTCGCTTAGGCGGGCATTGGCCAGGAGCCGCAACCAAAAATAGTAATCACAGAGAATAATTAACATTAATATTAATTTTTTAAATTATACACCATTAGTTTCATAACTTGGTTGTGTAAAGAGTTCTTTGACATCTTGATTTAACTCAGTGGCATCCACTAAGAAATACGCTTGACGACGTTCGGGTATTGTTATTCAACCTTCTTCTTCCCGTTCGCCCCCGTCAGCGAGGAATCCTTGAAAGAGGCAATTCCGAAAAGGTAACATTACCGTGGAGCTCCTCATTGTTGGCAGTAACGCGAATAACGGTTCGCAATGCGGTCTTTCGTACGCGAACTCGAATAACGGTTTCTCGAACTCGAATGACAACATCGGGGCTCGCCTGAAATTCGGCACTTAAAAAGAAAAACGGAATCGCAGTCCACGTTACGGGCTGGTACACGGTTGAACCTGTCTCGATGGAGGGGATAATCACCCCGACAGAGCAAAGACAAAAGGCATTGGGTATGAGGGGTGAGAATCCCAACAAAGTCCCGCTGTGCAAGTAAGCAAGGCAGTTGTACGCCTATACCGAACGCTCGGTAGCCAAAAAGTGTAGAAGGCTGGGTTAGATTAATGAATATGGACTTTCAGACTATGGCAGAGCAGGAGTTGGCATACAAGCGCAAGGCGAGGCTTCGCGGCAAGAACCGCAAGCTGAGGATTGAGCAGGTCTATGAGATGTCGAATCTCATAGAAGCCGACCACTGCGCCCGTAAGCGCAAAGGGCAGCACGCAGGTGTACGCTTGTTTGACAGAGACCGTGACAGGTTCTTTCAGGAGCTTCACGAATCGCTAAAGAACGGCACCTACCGCACCTCGCCAGGCACGGAGATAGAGCAGCTTTGCCCCTGTGGTAAGGTGAGACTGCTGCATAAGCTGCCTTACTATCCCGACCATATCGAGAACCACGCTCTGATGCAGGTTATCATGCCGGCAATGATGCGCCACTACTATTACGATAGCAGTGCCTCGATAGAGGGCAAGGGTATGCACTTCGCTGCAAGGCGCACTGAGAAATGGATAGACACCCACAAGAAGCAGGAACGGCTGTACTACGGCAAGCTCGACTTCGTGAAGTTCTACCATAACATCGACCAGCAGAAATGCTATGACCGCATAGCGCAGAAGTTCGGCAACAAGGGTGTGCGTTATCTCCTTCATGAGATAATCTTCGCCTGTGAGCGGGGTCTGGGCATCGGGTTATATCCCATCCAGCCTATTGCCAACTTCTATACCTGCGACCTCTGCCGTGAGGTGATGTCATTGTATGACGTGTTCCTTGAGATATACTGCGACGACATCGTGATACTCTCGGAATCGAAGTCTGCTGTCTGGAAAGCCATAAACCATATCATCGGCTATGCCCGCGACGTGATGTGTCAGCCGCTGCATGAGAATATCGGAGTGCAGGTGATTGACGATTGTCACGGACTGGACTTCGTAGGCTACGTGTTCTATATCGACCACACCTGTCTGCGCAAGCGGATGAAGCATAAGTTTATTCAGAAGATGTCGAGACTCACAGAGCCGTATCACCGTTATCGTGTGGCAGTCAGCTATAAGGGATGGCTGGAGCATTGCGATGGGATGAATCTGTGGTGTTCCGTTATGAATATGAAGTCATTTAAGGATTTGAAAGTGCCGCAGTTCGAGAAGCGTGATGGCAACGGCAAGCGCATACTTGACGGTTCCAAAGTCGCTATCGGAATGTTGGTAGACCAGCCCCTTGAATTTCTTGATGTCGAGCTTGGCATAAAGTCGAAGTTCGACAAGCCTGCCGCATGGGTACAGGTGAGGAACGAGCAGGGCAAACTCTTCAAGTTCATTACCAGCGGTCCGAGGATGATACAGGCTCTTACCTTCATAAAGGATAGTAATGAGCTTCCGTTTGCGGGACGTATCGTCAACAAGAATATCACTGGCTACCCCGACTTCGAAATCACGGATTAGAAACATTATTCTTTAATATTTAAATAATTGCAATTATGAATAAGTCAGAATTTGATTTCCAGCCCGACCTCGTGGTAAATGAGGGCAGTCAGATCCGCATTAACTTCGACGCGGAGCAAGTAGAGAAAGAGTTTCAGCCGATGGGTGGTGACGGGGAGCCGCAGGTTCGCCAGATATGGATGGCCTATGTTGTCCGTCTCAATGAGCCGCTGACTCGCAGCCGTATCATCGACGCTATCGTAACGGCTGGCTATCCCAACGATGTGATGCAGGCAGTCCAGAACAATTACCTTGCCAATCAGAAGGATGCCGAAGCCAAGGCAGAGATGGATGCCATGCAGGCATGGCGCGTAAAGGCTAAGGCTGTTGCTGATGAAGTAATGGCTGCAATGAATCCGTCTGAGGTAGCTGAGTAACACTTTAATGGGAGCAGTTCTAACTGTAGGACTGCTTCTTTTGTAACCTAGATAAATAAGGTTAATCAATAAGGAGAAAATAGGGCATAATAAATTATATTTATTATCTTTACCGCCAAGAAACGTTTCATACTTTTTAAAACTTATTGCAATGAGGAAATTTGGAATTAAGGTTGTTGAGAACAATATCATTCCATTTAAAGGCTATAAGGCAATGGTCATTTATAAATGGATGTTCTGCAGACCTGGCACTACTTTCAAGCAGGAGGATTTCACCCATGAGGGAATCCATCTTTTTCAGCAGACAGAACTGTTGATTATCTTCTTCTACCTTTGGTACTTTATAGAGTATCTGATAAAGCTCTTGCTTACATTCAGCCATAAGAGGGCATATCGTTCTATCTGTTTTGAGCAGGAAGCATATCTCCATCAGGACGATATGGACTGGCTTACACGCAGACCGGAATATTATTGGCTTCGCTTTGTATTCAAACTGACGAAGAAAGGGTAGGGCGATGAAGGAACTTATATTCGAAGGATTAGGTACAATGTACCTCTTGGCAGTAATAGTCATGATAACAGTAGCAGTGGCTATCGGTATCGACTTCGTTAGCGGCTGGCGAAAGGCAAAGCTACGAGGTGACGAACACACAAGCTATGCAGCCTCACGCACATTCACTAAGATACTTATCTATGAGGGAATAGTGCTTATAGGTATATGTATGGACACGATGATTCATTTTGCCTGGGCACAGTTCATGGATTCAGCCTATTATGCTCCTTTGGCTTCCGTATCGTTCGGAATGATGCTCTGTCTTGTGGAGGCATGGAGTGTAAGGGAGAAGGCAGACCGCAAGCAACGGAAACGTATGGACGATGCTGCTGCGGTCATTGCCTCTATTCTTGACAAGGAAACGATAATGACCTTGCTACAGAACCGCTTAAGAGAAAACGAGGGCGAAGGCCATCGTGTAGAACTTGACCACGATAATTTCTAAGTATTATGGCAAAGAGTGAGATTCTTGTTCCGTTTATCAAGTCATGGGAGGGTAAGTTTGTCAACGACCCTAATGACCGAGGTGGTGCTACGATGATGGGTGTCACCATAGCTACATTCCGTAGTGTCTTTGGTGCTACCAAGACCGTTGAGGACTTGAAGAGAATCACCCCCGAACAATGGCATACTATCTTCAAGAGATACTATTGGGACAAGTGGAAAGCTGATTCTATCAACTCTCAGTCGATAGCAAACCTCTTGGTAGATTGGTATTGGGCATCCGGCAGCTATGGCACAAAGATTCCTCAGAGTGTGCTAAAAGTAAAGGTTGATGGTGTTATCGGTCCAAAGACTATTGCCGCTATCAATGACTACCCGAATGAAAAAGAGTTATTCGTAAAGCTGTGGAAGGAGCGCGAGGCTTTCTTCCAGCGTATCGCCAAAGGTTCGCAGAAAAAGTTCCTTAACGGCTGGCTTAATCGCTTGAATGGTATTAGGTATGGTAAGCTTGTTTGTAATGGTGGTAAAGTAATAGACTATTAATATGAGTTGGGAAGAGTATAAATATGGGTTCTTCAAGACCTACGAGAATCAGCCTATTGGTAGTCATGGCTGTGGCGGTCCGGTTATCATGTATGGTCTGCTGATAGCCTGGTGTGTCCTCTGTCTGACGAGTTGTAAGACCGTCTATGTTCCAGTCAAGGAGGTACACACAGAGGTAGTACACAAGACGGATTCGTTCTTACAGAAAGATTCCGTGTTTCTCCATGATTCCGTCAATATTCATCAAAGGCATGATACTGTATTCTTTGAGAAATGGCATACTAAATATCGTGACAAGATTAAGGAGGTGATAAGGATAGATTCTTTTATCAAGAATGATTCAATCCCTGTGCCTTATCCGGTGGAGAAAAAGCTGAGTAGGTGGCAACAGACCAAACAAGATTGGGGTGGTTTTGCAATAGGTTTTTCATTTATAGTTTTAGGTTTAATAATATTAAGGTTTTTTACTTTCCTTCGGCGGAAGGTTCTCTCAAATTTTTAGTTTTGTTTTTACTAGTTTTAGGTTATATTTATAGTTCATTTTGAATTGTTTTGAATATTTTTATTTGATTCTAACCTTGGCGAAGGCTCATACGATTGAAATATTTTGTTTAGTAGTCAGTAATTAGTTTTTTTGCCCATAATCTGTGTGACACAGAGAAAAAGCAAAACCCCTATCCGTCAGTGATGATAGATAGGGGTTTTTACTTATTTGAGGTTGTTGTAGCTGAACTTCTGCTTTGTCACTTCCCGGTCAATACCTTTAAACTCATAATCGAGGTCTGCAATCTTTCGGATACGTGCCCTGGCAACAAGGTAACAACGCTTGGATTTATTGAACCAGAACTCTTTTACAAGCTGAGCCCGTCGGGTGGTATATTGTTCTTCTGTCATACTTCTGTTTTCTTTGTAGGGTTAAACCTTTCTGATAATCTTGCACGTATTTCATCTATACGCTGTTGCTCTTCGGGAGAGGGTGGTGTGGAGTTATGCAGTTCCTGCGATAGCTTATCCAGCCGTTCTTGTTCTGCTGCCTTACAGCGAGCCTTACATAACTCATTCCAGAATGGTTGCAGACACATAAGGAACTCCTGCGGGTTTGGTCTTTGAGACTGATATATCTTCCCGTAGTCACCACGCTTGAAACGTGAGAGGAAGCAAAGGAACTCAGAGAGGGTAAGCTGCCCGAATATCTCATGTGAGAGGATCAAGTCGGCAGTCTGTTGTACCTGGTACTTAGATGCAGTATCATATATACCAAGGAAGGCAAAGGTCTCTGCTATATGAAAGCGTAGCCAGAACTTGGTTGCATCCTCACCCCAAAAGTTCGTAACGTCATGGAAGGTGGGTGCCTTTGCTGATGCCGCTTTGTCGATACCTGTTGGCTTCTGATACTTACAGAAAACCATCTGAGAATAATCCTCGCCAAAGCCTTGTAAGGCGGTTGCTATCTTATCCTGACTAGTCAGTGAGGATTGAGGCAAGCTTATCTCGCTGCTCTTCAATGGTAGATTTGTTTGTTCCATTATTTCGGGGTATTATTTCGTCATTCCATGCTTTTTGATTGAGATACGTGAGAGGGCGCTTGCGGAATTGTTTGTCGGGAGTGGATGCAACGTAGGCGGGGGTAGCCTTAATGCAGTCGAATCGCTCTTTTGTAGTAAGCTTATTCCACTTCTTTATGCAGTTCTCCTTGCCACATTTCAAGTCGTACATATCCCACCACTTTTTAAACAACTCTTCAACTGTCAACACATCGGACTCTCTAATCGTAGAACCTCTTGCAAGTGCATCGTTAATGTATTCTACCTCGTCCGGTGGTACATTTATGCACTCTTCGGGAGTAAGCGGTTTAGATACTTTGTATGTTTCAAGTTTATCAAGAGGAACATAATCTCTTTGACCAAGTGCCACTCCTGCCTCAAAGAAATCACGGCAGAGCAACTTTATATAATCGAATAGCTCGCCAAATGTCATTGTGGCAACATATGAGTTAATCTGTCCGAAGTTGCCTTTGATTCTCCATCTGCCTTCAAAGGCTTTATCTATGTCTATCATAATCTTTTCGGTTTAAAATGTTTGCAGTTACTCTCCCAACTGAGCAACGTGCATCGTGATTCAGTCCAATAAGGACAAGTACCCATTGTGGGTTCACCTTTGAGATTCAAGAGGTGATGTTTGTCGAGGACTGGAGTCACGTTTGCACAGTCGCCACAGCGGTTGAGAATAATTACCTTCTTCTTTCCCATAGATTAGAATGGAAGTCCGTTATCATCATCATCTGGTGGAGTAGGAGGGAAAGCTGGAGGTACGGGATTCCTGTCGGGATAGATAACAGTCTGTTGAGGGGTTGCTGCAGGTTGCGCTTGTGGCTGCTGATTTTCCTCCTTTTTACTACCACAGAGTTGCAGAGTCTGTGCAAAGACAGATACATCGATACCAATCTTATTGTCTGCCTGATAGATTCCGGCTTTCATACGACCACTGACAAAGACCTGCTGACCTTTCTTAAGGAAAGGAAGGAGGTTAGGGTTATGACTTGCAAGGACGCTCACCCAGGTAGTGTTTTCTGTCTCGCCTTGCTTTTCTGTACTTGCGACTGAGAAAGAGATATAATCCTTATCTCCGATACGCTTAACCTCTGCGTCGCGTCCGAGGTTGCCTAAGATAGATAATAAAAGCATAATGTTACTTTTTATAATAATTGAAATTCTTACATTCGATTATCTGATAGAGCATCATCTTACCCGAATTAACATCCATTGCTCTTGCGAACAACTGGCAAGAGAAACGTTCAGGGCAATTAACGTTACAGCAGATGTCAAACACTTCACGTTCCATAAGATTGTGTCTTTTCTATTTCCCGTTCGCATTTTCTGATAGCTCTAAACTCATCTGGAGGTGGAATGAGAATATCATTCATTTCAGCATAGGCAATGAAGTTGCTGAGTGCGTTAGACATTTCCACTGTATTGAGGTCTGAGGTTGAGCGATAGTAGGTTACCTGCCCCATCTTGCGTTCGAATATCTGTGGTGCTGCAATCTGTTTGAGATAGACTTCCTTTGCCTCTATGAGTGTGCATCCGTAACGATGGGCAAACCACTGGAGGCAGAAGTAGAGATATTTGTTCTGTTGAGTAGACCTCTGCTGACGGAACTTTCCCAACTCAATATCGAAACCCTGCTCTTTTGCTTGGTTCAGAAAGTTTAGGGCTTCAAGGTAGTCGGTTGGATCGGATGGTTTGTATCGTGCCATAGTCAATCCTCCTTAACGATAATTATCTTTACCTTGTCACCAGCTTTGGCTAGCGGTGTGTCTGTAGAATAGTCATAGAGTTCGATGTTGCAATCAATATACGGATAACCGCCAGCATCAACCTTTACCACCCGCTCAACAGCATTCTTTGTTAATTGTTCTTTCTGCCACTGAGCACCTGCCTTGAAACCACTTGCAAAATCAGTAGGCATAAAAAATGGTGCCCCACTTTTAGCTTTATGAAATCTTTCTTTTTCAGAAGCTTCTTTTATTGCCGTTTCCAACTCCTCACTTGCAGGCTCTTCCTTACATTCGTGAATAATGAACTTATGATACTCGTCCATCGCCTTGTGTAGCCTTGAAGCATCTGTAGTAAGATACATTGCAGCATAGTACATTGCGTCTGCCAATTTCTTCAACCTTTCAAGTTTCTCTTTGTCTATCATATTATTCTCCTTTCTTACAATATCTATTATTTTTATTACCTTTCTTTCCTTCGTGGGGCTTTCTAAACCCCTTGGCACACTCCCACCAATGAGTTGCAAAGCATTCGCCATTGTAGCAGAAGTAGCAAGGCTCTTTTATGCTTGGTTCTGGACATTTCATAACTATTCTCCTTTCTGTGCTTTATAATGCTTTATTATAAATTCTGAACTATTCTTTGCAAGACACTTAATTTCATTAAGGGCATGAGCATCTGTCATTCTCTGATTGGTGAGAGTCATTCTATCATCAGCAATCTGAGCAATATGGTCAAACCATCCTGTTATAAGGTCTAAGTCCATCTCTTTCACTTCAAGGGTGTTAAGGGAAGATTTAAGAGAATCTAAAGCCATTTTTGCCCCAACATCTTTGAAATTCTCTGGCTCATAATATAACTTGTTTTCAAGCCTCTCTATCTCCGCTACTAAAGCGTCTTTGTCTATATACTTTGCCATAATTATAATGCTTTTAGTTGTTCATAAAGTGAATTAAGCAATATATTGATATCTACACTTTTTGGTGTATTCTCAATAATCCATAATAACGCCTTCATCTGTTCATCACTCGGCTTCCACCTGTTCTGAGGTCTGAGGGATTTGAGCCGTTCTATAGATGCAGCAAGAGAAGGAAGGTCTTTACTTAAAACTTCTACAGCACAATCTATGGCAACAATATCCTCTTCGCTCCACTCTTGCTTTGGTTGTGGTTGTACTCTGTCTTTGAGGGATTTGAGCCAATTATCTGCATCAATAAATTCTTTCTCGCAAAGTTCTCCATTGACATCAACAGCACTTTGAGAAAAAGCATACTTTTCAATGATACTTCTAATTCTGCCTATCATAGACAAATCTTCCTCACTCCACTCTTGCTTTGGTTGCACTCTGTCTTTGAGTGATTTGAGCCAATTTAGTTCTCTGGTGCATTCTTCTTTGATTGATATATTACCAACATTGAATTTCTTTATTCCATTCACAACGTCAAGCATATACTGCTCTGTT